GAATAGAAGTTCTTGCAGATGATAAAAAAGATAAGCAAGAATTTCAAAAAGGTTTAAGCCAATTCCTTTTAAAAAAATATCAACAAGGTTATTTCAATTAATCTTTATTATCTGTGGGTGTCGGAATATCTTCGGCACTCACATCAATCAAGTTATCAGTATTATCTTCCCAAGAAATCTTAATAGATTGATCGGTCTTAACTGATTGCACCTTGTTATCCGAATAGAGATCAGTAATTTTACCCGCTACCCATTTAACAAAATCAGTTTTAGATCTTATCCATAAAATTTGATTAGGGTTTTCTAGTTCTTGACGCATAAAGATTTCAAGCAAACGATCTATTAAAGTTTGTACCCCAATCTTACGAGCATCTAATACTTGCTGTTCAAGTTGAGGATTTTTTTTCAATATGCTGTAAAATTTGCTTAAGCTGATCTCCGATGGATTTGTTATCTTGGATTCGATACAATGCGTTAGAGTGTTTCCTTCGATTAAGGAATCGAGTATGGTAGATAGATTTTTCTCCAGATTCAATTCGTCTTTGGATTTTTTCTCGGTAATATTGGTCGAGCTGTTCATCGGTGTAGTTTCTGAATTGCTTGAGAGCTTTGAGTTGATTTTTTCTTGTGTCATCTGTATAATTAGGTCTTTTAAATCCTTGTATATTTTGTGAGCCATGAAATCTACATAAATATCTACCATTTGCACACAAATAACCCTTAGCCATACAGTTTCTAGGTTTACCCTCTCGAATACTCTTACGAGTAGTAGCTTCACAAAATACTTTTCTCTTTGGTCTACCACCCATGCTATTTCTTTGGTCTACCCTTGTAATCTAGGTTATTTCGTTTATTATATTCCACTTTCTCTCGGTATCTAGGGTTCGATAGCTTCTTAATCTTTGTTAATTCATTAATAATCTTATTAGGATGAACAAAGTTAGTATTCTTTTCACGAGCCAGATCTTCCTTTCTCTCAATGGCTAACTTACAATAATAAACATTATTAGTATCTGATTTAAGGTCATCCAAGTCTAACTCGGATAGCTTATTTATTATATTATTTTGATCCCCCATATTAGCAGATATAATCTCGTCCACCTTACTGCTAGACCTATTGTTATTATATATATTTATTGTTCTATTAATACTGTTCAATTTTATACCCCCCTTATCATAGTGAGTGTTCAATTTTATACCCCCTTTAGATGAGTGAGTGTTCAATTTTGATACCCCTTCAAACCTTAGAAAGTTAGTGTTGATTTGATATTCATTGGCACTAGGTAATCTTTTAACTGATATAATATTTAGTTTGTTAAGGGTATTTATGGTCCTTCTAACTGTCATCTTAGAACACCCTGTATCTTTAACAATAGTTGAGTATCGAATAGCACATTTATAGCCATTAGTTTTCCAAGCATACTTCATCAAAGATAAATACACATTGATACAGTTTGATTTAACTACACCGCTAACCTTATTATTAAAATACCCATACAATTTATAGGTTAATAATAAAAACCCTCTACTTGTGTCCATGTTTACATACTTTCTTGTGTTCAGCTTGTATTTCATACAATACTGATACCCATTCATCCTCATTCATATACTGAAACTCTGTCTGAGAGCCTGTTATTCGCTTAATCCTAAAGGTTAGGGTAGTTGGTGTCACATTCTTATAGAAAACTAAAAAACAGGGTATGTTTAGCCGTCTAGCAAGGGTGTTTACGAGCTTTGTTGCCTTGAATTTTTGGTTTTTATCATAGCAAGTCTCGAGTATGGCAAGTGGCTCGTAGCAATGAGGACAAACCTCAATACTATCGACATCAATCATGGCTATACCATCATATTTTCTGTGCCAATCGTTATAAGATCCATTACTAAAGGCATAAGTATATCTAGCCATTAAGATTTCCAATCTTCCTCAATCTCATAAGTTAATTCATCATCAAACTTAATCTCTTTGAGGTAAGGTTTTATTTTATTCCAATCTTCGATACTTGGATATGAAAAACAATTATCTTTTCTAAACCAATGCTCAATTTTTGTCTTAGGTAAATCAGTTTTAGTTGATAATTCTTTAATCGAAGTATTAGATTTAAGATAAAATATAAACTCAAATTTATTTGGTAGGTTAGGTCTAATCTTAAATGGTTTATCATATTCATCAATTAAATGTGGATTAGATTTCAAATATTCCATAGCTATATCAGTAGATAAAGTTATCTGTACCCTAGAATTAGAACTTCTATTTATTTTACCTTTCAAAAGTTTGGCAGCAAAGACAAAACTATCCTCAGCTACATCCATAGCAGTAGGAGTTCTATACATCCTTTTCTGCTTTAATGATGGCAAGTCCAAGTTCTCTTGCGATGAGTGGAACGATTGAGTTTCCGAGACTTTTGATTCTGTTCTTTCGATCTTTGTCCAATCTTGTGGATAAGCCATGAGGAATTCTACAAAGTTTGGATTGAGTTTGCCACCAGGTTTCTCGTGTACTTTGTTCACTACATCGTTCAACTTCGCTCCAAATTTTGTTCCTGTTTTTAATCTTGTCACACTCCATCCTTGAGAGTTCTGTTGTACTGTTTGAGGTGGAGCTACTACATCCATCTCGCAACTCGCTGTTGGAGTTGGGTACATCTTTACTGCTAATGGTAGTGGCATTCCCCCTTGTTTGTATTTGTTCTGTCTCTCGTTTGCCGAGTCTTGAGTTGGTGTTGGGTACATCTTGATCATCTCTGACAAATAACCACTCTTTCGATTGGTTGCTGCTCTCGATGGTCTCATCCCTTTCCTGTCTATGTGATCCATTGTGTTTGGAGTAGGCAAGAATCCAGACTCTTTTCCTTTGATGCCACGCACCGATGCTTGAAGCTGGAATAACAAGACATTGGACTTCGAAACCTTCTTCTTCCAAGTCATTACACACCTGTCGGAGGACCATGCCATTTTGGATGTTAATAATTCCTTCAACATTTTCCCCAATAAACCATCTTGGTTTACACTCTTGGATGATTCTAATAGTTTCATCCCAGAGATAGCGGTCATCATCTGTTCCTTTTCTCTTTCCTGCAACTGAGAATGGTTGGCATGGGAATCCCCCAGTAATGATGTCTGCTTTGTATTTGTTTCCTTTGACATTTCGAACCTCACTTTCTATTGGTATGTTTGGAAAATTTTTTTTTAATACTTCATGGCAAAACTTATCTTTCTCTACGAATGCAATCGTTTTAAAATATCCTGTAGATTCTAAGCCTAAACTAAATCCACCTATACCACTAAATAAATCAAGAAGTTTTAACTCCATATTTTTTTAACCTTTCTTTTAATTGTCTGATCTCATATTCTTTAACTGATAAATCTGTTTCAAGTATATCAATAACCTTACGCAGCTTATCCACTTCCCTCTTGTATCGTTTTAATTCTTTTTGTAATTCAGCATCATCAAAGATGGTTGAGTAAGTCATACACCACACATTCCTTCACACTCATTGTTAAACATATCCAACTGCTTGTCTGTTTCATTTTTATCAAAATCAATTTCATCTAAAGGAATACATTTTCTATGTAAATATAAATGATCATTAATTTTTCTTGAACCTGTTCTAATTTTTTTATCAAATTCCACAGCATCAGCAAACTCACTTGGTCTTTCAGTTTTCATAAAATGCCAGTAAGCATCATTGTGATATGGACATACAATACAAGCTGATTTTTCTGGTAATGGAAATTCATTTTTCTTCATCCAATCAATGCAATCTTGTCTTGACATATTCATTTCAATTAAAGGATGTCTATTATAAATATATTTATCTCTAGCAGGTTTCATTCTTTGTACTTCATCAGTTGATATACCTATCCATTGCTCAACATATTTATCTTTAGGAAAATGTTTACCTTTAGCTACATTAGAAAGCTGTCTAATCTTTTGTCTAATAGGTTGAATTTTATAATCATTGGTACATTGTCTACGCAACATACCTTTTTTACCTGTCTCAGCATTCTTAGTAAAAAAAGGTGCTGTTGGAAATCTAGTACCATTATCTATAGAGTTGATCATATCATCTTTTATATTTCCTTTAGCAACAATATAAATTGGAAAGGGTAAAATCTTTTTTAATAATTCTAAATAAGTATAAACCATTTTAGGTTCATAACCTGTGTCGGCAAAAATAGCACAATCAACAGGTGGTAATTCTTTTTTAGCAACCATCAATGCCATCGTTGAGCTTTGAACTCCAACACCTAAACTAATTATTGTTAAACTTTTTTTTCTATTTTTATCAATCATAATTATCTCTTATTGTTTTTCATATATTATTTTTTTTACTACGCATCTTGGATAGCAAGTGATATTACCAACAGATAACTTTCCATTATCATACGAGAAAGAACTGAAGATCGTAATCTTCTTTGGTGTTTTCTCATAAAGAAAACCTACATCCTCGCACCAAGAAAAATTAAAATCATCTACATCAGATAGATCATCATACCATTGTGATGAGCTACAAATATCCTGCCAAATAATTCTAACTTTTTTATAAGGTAGTTTGTTATTTTGTTTCTTCATTCCACCAAGCCTTGTAAAGATCTTCGATCTTAACTTCACCTTTAGTCACTTCCAATATCTTTTTTACTGTACTTGGTTTTGGAAATCTTTTTTCTTTACTCTCAAGGCAATACCTTGATGAGTTGGTTGCGGGATTGATAGAATTAAATCCTAACATCTGTCCTAATGTATAATGGGATATATTTTTTTTCTTTCGCCATTCAGCTAAAGTCATAGTTGCTCCTTTGTTTTGTTATACTATTAGGATTTATATAGCATGGATTTTTAATTTGACAACAAGTTTTATTATGCTAGATTGTGCAAAAACAACAAAGGAAAAAATGATTATAAAAGAAAACTTAAAACAATACTTTAATTTTTTAAATGGTGGTCAAGGGTTTGATCATTGGTCGCCATCATCCACACAAAACTTTACAAGATTTATTCTTAACTATTCTTTACCACAAGAACTAAGAAGATCTTTTTTTATTCGATACAAAGCACCCTTTGGTAATCTGGTAAACAACACAGCTCAAAGATTGCTATGTGAAATTTTATTTCAAGGCGATAAAAAAATAACCTTAGAGAATAAAGATTATGATGATGTCTTTCAACAAGAATTAGATGAGATTAATAAATTAACACCACCTGTAGATGACAAAGATAAACTAGGTAGAGATATGATGGTGGAGTTTGCACACCCTACAATTAAGAATGTAGAGAAAGCAGTTAAAGAAATATTTAATGATGAAAAATTAGTTGCTGAAAGATATGTGTCGAGCAAGGAAAATGAAATGCTGTTCGATATTATTGGTCGGATCGATTATGAAAGCAACAATAAGTTTGTGGAGTTGAAAACAAAACCGCCTACCTTAAAAAAGAAAAGAGGTAAGGATGAATACTACATGGCAACTACGCAGCTACCCGAAGAACCAGATCCAATGCACATTAAACAAGTAGCATTCTATTATCATTGCACTCAAAGAAAACCACATTTGGTTTATGTTAATGAGAATGAATATAAAATATTTGATGAGCAATACTATCAACTCAATACAAAATATTTAGAGGACCAATACAATTTAATGGTTCAAAGAATATTATCATGGGAAGAATTAATTGTATTCTGTAAAGGAGACATTAAAAAGTTAGCTAACTTTTCAGAACCACCAGAATTAAATCACCCTTTTTATTATAGGGATTTAATACAAGAACAAAAGCAAACAATCAAAAACTTATGGGGATTGGATGCTTAACAAAAACATAGGAGAAAAAATGAAAACAAACATATATCAAAAACTACATAAGGCAGCTTGTGAAGCAGGGGGTGTTGCAAAAGGAAAGAAAGTTCCTGGTATGCACTTCAATCCACTACAACATGATGAGGTACAAAAGGTAGCAATGGAGTCATTGTTAAACAATGGGTTGTACCCTATCTGTAATTACACCAATGAGATCAAGGAAAACTTTGTTATGGTTACTTGCACCATGAGAATACATGATGTTGAAAACCCAGAAAGTTATGTTGACATCAATGGATGTTCGGCAATGGGAAACCTAGATAAGTTTGGTACAGGTAATGGTATGAGTTATGCCAAGAAGTACGCATTCTTGAATGCACTTAATTTAAAAACAGGTTTGGATAATGATGATGGTTATAAAGCTAGTCCTTTTAAACCAAGCAATACTAAACCTACTAATAATATTCCACAAACAAAAGTAAGTGGTACAGGTCATGCCAATGTTGATATGAACATTGATATGAATCAAGTAAGAGATGCCATAAAATCAATCAATGATATTTATGCTCTAAGGAAATTTAGAAAAGATAATCCTAGCTTATTTGATCCTAATAAAAATCTCAGAGTGTATCGACAAGTCACAGATTTGTATGATGTACATGAGACTAAACTAAACCAACAAGGAGTAATATAATGAGTGATAAGATATATATAAAACTTACGCATAACGCAGACAAACAAGCAGGAGATAACAGACCAGTATTTGTTGCACCAATAAATCCTAAAAGTCCAGAGGGTAAAACTTGGAGACTTGGAGTAAAGATAGGAGATACTTGGTACAATCAAGCTGCATTTGATGATCTTGATGAGCAAGGTAATCCAACAGGAATTATCAATGTCGTCTTGACACCATCAAATTCTGGATCAACAGCTGCCAAGCCTAGCGGACAGCAGCAATCTTTTGGCAACAATAATAGATTTGCAAAAGGTCAAGGTTCAGATTATAAACAAAACAATTACAACAGATACTAATTTAGAGTCGTTGTAATTCAATGGTGTGTCGGAGTTTTTTGGGTTTACATTTGCTAGACTTTCCCTTTCTTCTAGCTTCCCTCTTTGTTTTTCTCTGGCACACCTTTAAAAACAAGATATGAAAGTAACAGATTTAGATAAAGAAATTAAAAGTAAGATCGTTGAAGATCGTCAAAAAGATTATGGAGACTATCAATATAATTTCCATATGTTAGCAGAGATGTTTACATTGGTTCTTGCTGATAATCTAAAAAGAAAAATAAAACCTTATCAAGTAGGTCATATTATGATGGCACTTAAACTTTATAGAGCAACACGAGGATATAAAGCTGACAACTATCACGACATGAGTATCTATAATGATATGTCATTTAGCTTACATAAAAAAGATATAGACAAACAGGATAAAACATGACAAAATACAAACGAATTATTAATGGGGAATGTCATTTTGAAATGATTGAACTCTTTGATGATTTAGAGAAAGCTGCAAACAACTCGAATAGAGGAGAGTTTGTAGAATGCAAGATCGAAAATTTAAAATTTGATTTTGCAAAAGTAACAAAGGAGCATGATGGAAAACATCAAGATGCACTTGCAAAAGCTAAAGGATCTTCAAGCAAAGAAACATCAGAAGTTCCTGGAAGCAAAGCATAAAGTAAATAAGTATCAACAAGATTCTTATAAATTACTTTGGCAAATTGAGCAGGTGAAAGAAAAGTTATTAGCTACTAAATAGTTAGTAATTTAAAAATTATAAAAAAACAATAAAATCTGTAGGGGATCTATGACTAAAATTGAAAGTAAAATGTTTGGTGAGATTAAACTTGCCATGAAAGCTGGACACTATTCCAATCTTTCTTACAAAGAAAAACAAATTTATAAGAACGCATTTAAGAATGGTTATAAGTTAGCTAAGATACACGTCAACAAAAGCAAACAAGAATTTAAACCAAGAAGAATTATCACACACTCTTATTCAACACCTAATAATAAAGTTTATTTACTTATAGATAAAGTATGTAAGAAATATTTTATCAGTAAGAAAGAATTGTTTAGCAAGATTAGAACTCAAGATGTAGTAAGAGCTAGAAATATTATTCACAATCTATTGAGTGAGAAATATAATATGAACCTATCTAATATTGGTAGATATTTTGGACAAGATCACACTACAGTTTTACAC